CATGCTTCAAACTTAGAGCGAAGTGCAAATCCTGCATCATTAAGGACTGTAACTGTCCATGGCTCGAATGTGCGGTCTCCTGCAATTTTTAAAACACGTCCCCTGTAAGGGACATCAATTACACCGACTGTTGAGGCAGGAATGTTTGCTGCCTTTGCAAGCACAGTTGTGAGACCAGCTGTGACTGCATTTGATTGTCCTGTGTTACCTTTATTTCCCGCTAATGCTTGCTCAACATCTGCGACTGAACCAGGCTCACCACCGATGAATGGGTTTTTAGTTGCAATCTCGGGGAAACCCATTTCAATGTGAAACAGGTTAGGACGTGCCAAGTCACCGATTCTATTTCTGAAATCGGTGATTGGTAAACTAGAAAATTTCTTAGATTCCATTGTTTTTTCCTTTGTTAGTTAACGATTTCAGAGAAACTAGAACCAGTCCTAGTTGCGGTGAAGGTTAGAGTGATAAAGTTGATTGACCTTGTAGGCTTCACGAAGATTTCAGCGAAGAATTCACCTCTATCTATAGCCTCAGGTGGGTTGTTTGTGTCATCGCACACAACTAAGAAGTCCACAACACCGCGTCTTGACTGGACGGAGCGGAGGAATGGCTCAACTATGTTTTTGAATTGTGCACGAGTAAACTCATCATTCAATTCAAATAGTTGATTCTTAGCAGCATCAGAGATTGCTTCCTCAATTACAAGGAATAGACGTCTGACGTTGATTCTATCGAAGGCAGACTGATAACCAAGTGCAGTCTTGTCTCCAAAGAGGACGATACCTTCACCTGGGAATGCTACGATTGGGTTAACCCTTGCAGCATATAGTCTGTCTCTGTGGTCTTTTAGAGGAGAGTAAGCAAGTTTAATTGCGTTAAGAATGTTTCCTCTGTTGAATCCTGCAGGAGAGAACCATGGCTCTTGATTAAGAGTTGTGCTTAATACAAGTCCTGCCATGTCACCGTTGCATGGAATGTAACGATATACATCGTTATACTTGTCGTAGATATACTTGTAGTTGTTATCAAATACAGCGTAAGATGTGGAAGATAACTGGTCGAAGAAATCTACAGTCTTGTTAACAATGTCTGCAGTGCTTGGTTGACCTATAACATCACCTCTATGTGGAGAGATAAATGCCATGCAGTCTTTTCTTGATGCAGCGATTGAAATAACATGCTGTGCCTTTGCTATTGTTTCACCAACAGATGACATGCTAGACCCCATAAGGAGATAGTCTAGGTCAATAGTTTCAGCGTCATCAAACAATGTGTATGCTGCAAGTGTTTCTGGACGTGCGATAGAATATCCATCGACTCCACCTTGTAGTGCATATCTAATTGTTGCTTGATTTTTTGTGCCTATTAAAGGTTTTGCTTGAGGGTTAGTGCCTGTTGGGTCGTCTAAATCATTGATTGATGTAGAAGACTTGATAAGGTCAAACTCTCTGTTGATACCTGATAGACCAAAACCACCAGATGCATTTACATCTTTGTCATAAATTTCTCCTGTTTCATGACTACCCCAAAGAAGGTATTGTGATTTTGCTTTAATTACATCTTTATAATAGATGTTATCACCTTGAGGTGACTTAGCATCAGATGCTTTAGAAACGTCTGTAAACTTCTCAACAACTGAGCCAGGTGTGCCTGTTAGCAATCCATCTCCATCAATAACCAAAACGTGCATTAGGTCATTGTGTCCGCCTCTTTCTGCAACCCATGCAGATGTTGTAGGACGTGCAGCAATGTTTTTCCACATTGTGTTTAGTCCGTAACTACGTGTTGCGTAGTCTGACTCAACGTTAGCGATAGAGATTGTTGCAGCGTTTTTATCTACAACAGTCTGGTTTGGTTGGAAGTTAGGTGATAGTGGGTTAAGTGAAACACGTAACTGACGTGAAACTCCTGATACAACACCACTGTCTCCTGTAGCAGAGCCAGGTGTGTTAGAGTTGTTTGCCAATTCAGTGATTGTATCTCCTATCTCGATGATGTCAGATGCAGTGTCGTCGATAGTTAATTCTAACTTACGTGTCTCAGCATCCCATGCAACAACGCGACCAGTAACACCACCAGATACAGCAGTGATAAAGTTGTCTTTCTCAAATGCACCTACAAGAGTAGCACCCGCGTCGAAAGTAACCAACACTGTGTAAGAATAAACCTTACCGTAGATGTTTGCGGAAGAGAATGATAAGTCAGCGTTATTTGTGAATTCCCATTCAGTTGCTGTTGGGTCTGCTAGGTATAAGACTTGGTCAGCACCCGCGTCTGTCATTACAACACGTAATGAGTTAGCGAATTTTCCTGCAGTCCTTCCTGCCCATTTCCAGTTGTTAGATGCAGTCTCAACACTTGCCTCATACTCAGTCATAGACTTGATTAGAGGTGGTGTAATACCAGTTGAGGTTTGCTCGTTGATTTCTGTCTTTGCAGCAGTTACAGTCTGAAGTGTAACAGTTGACCCATCAGTGTGTGCAGCAGCAGTAGAACCTAATACTCCGCGCTCAACTGTGAGGTTGTCCCCAGCTACACCAGAGATTCTTAGAAACTCATCGTCAATTCTGATGTATGAGTTTGTGCTTCCTGCAAGTGCAGTAGCAGAAGTAACTGTTAGTGTAGTGTCAGATGAAGTAAATGTAGACCCTTCGTTGATTGTGGAAGATGTGCCTGCGGCTTCGATTAGAGTGATTTGTGATTTTGCAGCGTGTGATGCAGCTGATGTCTGTAACTGTCCTCTGCTGACTACTATGTCTAGACCAGAAACAGATTGGACTATCATCAATTCAGCGTCGATGAATAATACATCGCTTACATCGAAGTCAGTTGCTGACTCAACAGTAAGTGTTGTATCTGTTGCGCTAAAAGATGTGATAGTGAATTGTGCAGTATCAATCGCATTCTTTAATGCTGAGTTGTCTGCTCTTACTACTTTAAGTGTCCCGCCATACAGTAAGAATTGTGCTGCAGTAAACCAATACTCGTAGTTTAAGTCATTTGGTTTACCGAAAATTGAAAGCAGCTCTTTCTCACTTGTAACAGTTGTTATGTCTTCGACAGGACCTTTCTCGAATGCACCTACTATAGCACCGACGTTATCAACCGTCGCGTTAACTACATTGGTGAGGTCTCTCTCTAATACGGCAACTCCTGGGGAAAGTTGTGTTGATGCCATTAGATTAATCTCCTATGGGATTCCATTTACAATGCTGAAATTATTTATAGAAAGGCATCTTTTCACTGGGGAAACAAGACGTGAATTACCAATCAGGGTAGTCACCGTAAGGAATCTTACGTTTACGTTTTCTCTTTACTCTCCATATTGTGCATGTTTTACACTCATAAGCATAGGCAGATGGATTAGACCCTCTATCCTTTCTAGTCTTATAGAAATCGTTTCGCAAATTTTTCTCTTGACCACATATACGACATCTTCTATCCACAAACAGGAGATTGTCTAACTCAAACTCCTCTTCTATACTCATCGGTAGTCCCACATATAACTACGGTCACCATATTCATCTACATTCCAGTCTCTATCAGATGTCCACCTATCTCCATCTCCATCTACGAATGATTCTTCATCGTTGATACCATCACTAACAAATCCAAATGGAGCCATGTCTGCCTCTATTGCATCTTTCTGCTCTTGATACATACGAAGACGGACATCACTGTCATGTAACTCTCTGAAATAATCTGTAGTTGCTAACCATGAGAATATAACCAGACACATAGCAAGGTCATCGTTACAACCTTCTTCTGCCTCCCATGCTTGACCTTTCTGTATAAAGGTAGTTAACTCTGTAATAATATCAAAGTCTGTAAAGATAAGTTTATCATCTTCAATCAACTGTTTCATGTTTGCACAACCAGTTTTCTTGACTGTAGTAGACATCTTCACACCTAGTTGCACTTTACTACCAGAGAATCCTTGACCAACTACCTGTCCTGCTCTACCTCTCATTGAGCACATGAGTAGATTATCATACTCTAAATCAAACTGCATGATGTCTGCTACCTGTCCACCTATATCATTTACTTCTATCAATGTATATGCATGATTATATTGTGTGCATACCTGTGTAATTATATTTGGGAATAGTAATGGTTTAATTTTATTGTTTCTATATTTTGCTACTAACTTATACGGTATCTCTGTAGTATCTACAATAACGAATGCGGAATAGTCTTTAGTAATACCGCGTGCTACGTCAACTGTGCAGACATAATCATGTCCTTCTATAGGCTCTTCAAATATATCCAGTCCTGCATTAGACGTAAGTGGGTCGTCATATGCAAGTATCTTTAACTTACTAGATGTAATCAGTGTATTGACAGACCCTAAGAATTCACATTCAAACTCTTGGTTGAATTGCTCCTCAGATGTATTCTTTATAGTCTGCTCTTTCCACTCTGCATCTCGGCCAGGTACTTGTGACCAGTGCACCTCAGTTGTAGTATATTCATTCTTACCTTTCTCCGCATCATGCCATAGTTTATAAAACATATTCATACCCTTAGGGGTAGAGATGATTATAACCTTAGTTGACTTACCTGAGGATATAGTAGGATACACAGAGCTAAAAAACTCATCAGCGATATGAGTCGGAATAAAGGCGAATTCATCAAGAAATATAATATTAAATGACATACCCCTGACAGCAGAAGCGGAAGTAGAAGCAGCCATGATTTTACTGCCGTTTTCAAGTTCCAGAGAGCCTCTGTTCCAGTTGACGACTCCTTGTTGCATCCAGTTTGGGAGGTTTTCATATGACAGTTGTAATCTTTGTAGCATTTCTCTTGCAGTCGCTGCTTTGTTAGCAAGGATTGCAACGTTTACATTATCATTAAACAGCGTATACCATAACAGATAGGCAGTAACAACTGTTGACTTACCTGACTGTCTTGGTAGTTTAGCAATATTGAATCTATTCTCATGAAACTTGTTGACCATGTCCGCTTGGAAGTCATACAAGTCAAAAGGGACTAAACCTTTATCTAGTGAGATAATCTTAATGTAGTTTGTTATGAAGTAAACAGGGTCTTGACTACACTTTACGAATTCTTCTACTTGCTTAGGTGTAAAATTCTGAGCAATGTTTGCACGTTTTAGATTCGGATTACCTAGATATATTTCGTTTGATGCCATCTAGGGTTTGTCAAATAGGGTGTTGTTTATATATTTATCTGCCCACTCTTCACTAAACCATTGACTAAGCACTGCTTTTGTTTTCTTATTCTTTCTTTGCGAAGTAGTATACCAACACTGGTCATCTAATCTTTTCATAATACCAACCCAGTCATCAGACCATTGTGCTGTCTGCACCTCAGTGCAGTATATCCTGAGATACTCGAGAACTACCTGATAGAATTTGTCTTGCTCCTCTTCTGTCTTTAGTCTTGCAAACTTACAGTAAGGTGAGAATATCTCACCCCATTCGGGTAGTTGACGATTATCTTTAAATTGTATTTGTTTACTGATAGGTGCTAACTTGTCACTCCAATCCACACCGTCTACAGGTGATATATCTACTATGGCAGCAGTAACCCCTGCAGGAGTTTGTATTATATCTGCACCAAATATAGGCAGATAGTATGCAGGGTCTGGCCAAAAGACACAATGGACGATTTGTATTTTATCTGTTTCTGCTGTCTCTAAATGAATCCTTCTTAGTCCTTTAGACTTCCACATTTCATTCTTAATAGTAACCTTCTCGTGTCTTATTAAGTCATGCAGAGTAGTTATTTGCTCTAACTCTGGAAAGTCTGCGATACTATATCTAATTAGATTAGCAAGGTCATCACGTACGCTTGGAAAGGGCATAACCAACTCCAATGAAAAGCACAGCAAATACCAATAACACTAGGGGAGAGGTTACGATTGGGTCCCAGTTACCATGCTGTATAAGTGGTTGCTTTTCCCACGTACCTGGTAAATGATATACCGAAGGGTGTGATGCAAATATCATCTGCCTAAAAAATAATGATTAATGATTTCAATTTTCTCATGTGCTTGAGCAATAGCAGCAATCTCGCCATCTATCGCTGCCATAACATCTGAGTGCTCACCTATACCTACAGGTTGGTTGAGATAAATTTCTACGTTTTGTGAATGCTTTGCAATCAAACCATTGTAGTATACGATTTGATTATTCAGAATGTTGTCACGCAAGTTGACCATAAATTAACCTTCAATTAGTGTGCCTTGTGACCTACGAATCTCACGTAGCTCTTCAAAATTTTTATTTTTTGTGCCTCCGTCATACTCCCACGCATAACCTTCAGCAATCATTTGTTCGTTGAGAGATACATCATCATCACCAACGTATAACCAACCAAGCAAACGACCATACTTACCCATCCCGCCTTGGAGTTCAGTTCGTATAGTAAGCTCATGCTCTCCATTGATTGTATCCTCCAGTGTGCCTTTCATCCAGTTAGTAGCATCTATTCCTAGTGCCTTTTCCTCTAAGTCTCTTGTCCTTTTCTCTGGAGTATCGATACCCGCAATTCTAACACGCTCGTGTTTGTAGATATCAAATCCTAAGTCAATAACAACATCAATGGTATCACCATCAACTACTTTAACAATTTCTGTCACGCGAAAGTTATAACAACTTTTACGACTTGGGGGTTTCATTGCTCCCATGATTCATCTCCGAGTATGCATACTTCATTATATATCCGATGACGATAGACACCGAGATAACTAATATAAGTATCATAATATTCACGGAGTGGACGACAGTCATTTTTTAGACTCTTCGTATTGGTATATTAGAAATAGTCCTAGTGTTACCCAGAAAACTATCTCAAGACCATAACCAGACATTATGTAATAAGTGGTAGTATTTGCTCCTTTACCTTATCTGCAATCTCGCCAACGATATTGATATCTATACCCATGAATGGTGGAATGAATCCAATCATTCTAAAGAATCCTTCTGCAAACAATGCTAGAAAAACAAAACCTAATACCATACTAATCAAGCCAGCATTTCTATTGTGCTGACGGATAGCATCGTCTATCATTTCTTGTACTTGTGCTTCAGTTACAGTGATTGTTTTTTCTTTGGATGGTTTCTTATCCTTCAAAACAGTTGTTACTGGAAACTCTCTATATGCTGTTGATAACATGGACTTTCTCTACTAAGGGTTATTTAGATAATAAGGTAAGTCAACACCATTATAGATGCTGATATATTATTTGTCAAGGATATATTCAATCTAGTTTAACTACATATTCGCTTGCGTGTGGATGTCCCATTAACTCAGGTAAAT